ACTTGGAAATAAAATTAAATTACCTGGTCCAGGATGAACTTCCATTTCAATTTCACGATTCTTTTTCCAAGAAACGTCCACTTGACCACAACCTTTACTGTAAAATGGATCTAAAAATACTGTTGGAGATCCTTCGGTCACATAATATACAGCACTGATATAGGATAGATTATGTGTATGAATATGATGTGCAGCTTTTTCACCAACAGCAGATTTGTTACCCCAGCATACTGCAATGTCTAAAGCATCACAATCCAACTCGTAGTAATTTTTATACTCTAATAAGCATTGCCTAAACCAGTCAATCAAAAATTTAAATTCTGGTAAACAATGAAGAGTTCCATTAGTGGTTCGAATCTTCATTTCATCCCAATTACCATATCTCTGAATTGGTTTTTGATTCTCGATTAGAGAAATAACCTCATCAGTTCTGGGATCTGAATTCTCAAATTTATGAAGACTTGTAGGAAAAAGCTTTAGAGTTTTCATACAATAATCTTCTTCTCAGGTACAATAACTCTACTGAAAATATTATTATATTGTTCTAATACTTGAGGAGCAGGTTTGCTTACATAAACAATAAAATTTTTGAAAACTTCTACATACTCTTCATCTGGATCTAGAACTGGAGACCACGGAGCAAATCCAAGTTGATTATTTGCTGCTGGTACAACGCAAATTGCGTTTTTAAGTTTGATAGCATCATCCACTTCATCAATGACAGTGGCGATAACGTCCTCACCAGAGGACATACGAATTAGTTTAATAGTCATTTAAAATTACACTCACACATGATTTCGGTTAATGCGGCTAATAGATTTACTTCCTGGTCAGCCACGAACGCACTTTGGTATTGGTACTTAGCAATAATAAGAACGGCAGCAGGGACAGTTGCGGGTGAAAGGCAATCATAAGCGGCGTCATAAACCCTGCGAAGTACGATACTAGGATCGTTATCAAGGTTGGAGACCACCCACTTACGAACCTCTGTAAAGTTCTTTTCAGAGAGGTGTTTAATGAGGTCATTGATCCTTACATCCGATACTTGAGATAGAATTCCACTGTCAATCTTACCACTAGAAGAATAACGTTGTAACTCATTAAGAGTCCTACGCCAGTCTGGAAAGTGCTTATTAATTACCTCCGCAACAACCTTCGGATCATATTCGATACCCTCATCCGCAAGTACAGACCTGACACGGTTGAAGAACTCGGCGGCGATGGTTGGTTTCTCTTTTCCTGGAATACCGAAGTCGATGACAGAGCATCGGGAATGGAGAGGTTCAATGATCTTGTTCTTGAAGTTTGCTGTGAAGATGAATCGACAGTTGCTATAGAACGTCTCAATATTAGCCCGTAGAAGGAGTTGAACATCGTTGGTTGTGTTATCTGCCTCATCGATGATGATAACTTTGTGTTTACCAGTTGCTTGAAGTGATACGGTCGAAGCAAAGTTTTTTGCTTGGTTCCGTACCGTGTCCAGAAATCGTCCTTCGTCAGATCCATTGATGACATAATAATCTACTCCTAGTTCATCGCATATTGCTTTTGCTACAGTTGTTTTACCAATACCAGGAGGTCCCGAGAGAAGAAGATTAGGAATCTCTCCTTTCTCAACAAACTCCTTAAAGGTTTTTTTAATATTTAGTGGAAGAATACATTCGTCAATCTTGCGAGGACGATACTTTTCAACCCAAAGAAAATGGTCTTTCATAATAAATCCTCCACTCAAATTATCACTTAGAAATGTTAGGCTCAAGGGCAATCCAATACTTTAGATTGCAAGTTGTTGCTTTGAACAGAGCAACTTTACCAGCATGAATAGAGACTTGATAAGTTTGATTCTGCATCAGTTTAAGATTTTCCATCTTGAAGCAATGGCAGAAATCGTTATCTGTAGAACCTAACTCAATAGAATACACGTTTGAAGTGTCATTCTTTTTATCAGTAATACAAATATTCAAAGAACCATCAGACCCATAAAGGCAGAGATCTTGAACACCATAGGTAGAAGATGCACGTTGCAATCGAGAAAGATTTTCCCAAGACAACTCAAATTGAACATCTGCAGAAGGAACCTCCAATTCTTTATCTGGGGCACTTACAATCAGATCTGGATCCGAATAGTAAATTTTACTCTTAGACTTGGTAGTAGTATCTTTGATCACCAAACAGTTTTCGTTACCAAAATCAAGTTCAGGACTCTGACACAAACCAAGGGCGCCGATAAACACTGAGAGGTCATAGATAGGAACCTCTTTAGGAAACTCTTCCTCAATCTCAAATCGAGCCATGATGTTCTTATTTACCGAAAGGGTAGAAAGAACATTACCAGGGCGAATATTAATCGACTTGTTAATTGAAAGAAAATTTTTCAGTGCATCGATAGTAGTTGTGCTAACCGAAATACTCATACTGCTTTAAACTCCGAGAGACCGTTTTCGACACGGGTATAATGTTTGTCAAAGTGAAGTAGTAGCATAGCATAGTGAATCACTTTCATCAAGTCACGTTTGTTATGTCCATCTTTTTGACCATAACGAGAACCATACTTAAGAATATTTGCCTGACAAAAATCTGGTGCCAGATTCTTTGCTGCCATCAAATCAATTGTTTGAATATCTTTGTATGCTTCATTGTGGCCACAGTAGTGACTTCCATAAGTGCTCACTACATAATCCTCAACATCTTTGAGGATTTGTTCCTCATTGTACTTCCATAGCATAATTAATTTCTCCAGAAAAAGAAGAAGGGAGGTTATCCCTCCCCTCAGTATATCAGAAAGGTGCCTGTTCGTCAACAGGAGTTTCAACTTTATCATCCACCTTGGAATAGAGTTCCATGAAGGATTGTTTGGTATCAGCATCGAAACGGTTCACACACACTTCGATTGCCTTATCACGTTTGCCAAAGATCTTGTAAGCATTGGCAATGTGAACCAAACGACGAGTGCTGATGATCTCGTCCACCCCACCATCGTAGAAGGTCTTGCGGATCACTTGTGCCCAACGCACCAGTTTCTCAGCAAAGTCCTGATCCTGATCATTCATGGCAGCAGAGACGATCTTTACTTCCGTCTTTTCTGCTGGGTATTCTTGCTCGAAAGTGATCGGGAAACGCTCAAGAAACGCTTCATTAAGTACGTTCGTACCGATGAACCTCCCATCATCAGAACCTTTTCCTTTAGTGTTAGCAGTAGCAACAACAGTGAACCCAGCAGCAGGGCGGACATACTTACCGATTTTTTTAAGAAAAACTCCTTTACCTTCTAGAACACTTTGCAGACAGAGGATCTTGTTACTGGCAAGGTCGATTTCATCGAGTAGCAATACCGCACCTCGCTCAAGAGCTTCAACGACAGGACCATTGTGCCAAACAGTATTACCGTCAACAAGACGGAATCCCCCAATGAGATCATCCTCATCAGTTTCGATAGTAATGTTAACACGAATCATCTCCCGTTTTAGTTGAGCACATGCCTGTTCGACACTCACAGTCTTACCGTTACCAGACAGACCAGTGATGAAAACGGGATAGAACTGCTTGGATTGAAGCACTTTCTTTAGATCAGAAAAGTTCCCGAACGGGACGAAACCAGGGTCTTTTTGAGGAACAAAGGTCACATCTTCCTGATCGGGAACAACTGTAGCATGAGTATAAATTTGTTCCAGTTTTTCTACCTCCTGTTCAAGAGTCCAAGTACCACGTCCAGTTTTATAGTTCTTCAGTTTGTTCGTAAGAGTTTGGTAAGAAATGCCAATCTCGGTAGCATAGTCTTTGAGTTGTGCCGAGTTAACAGTCTTACCGAAACGTTGTTGCAGGTTAGAGAGTTCCACAGTTTTCGTCATGATGTAGGGTTGTCGGGTTGGGGTCCGTTGCTTACCTAGTAATTATAGGGCATCGGGGGGCAGGGGTCAAGCGATTTGACCCGCAAACTTCGATAAGATTACCTTATTGACCATCTTACCATTCATATGTTTCTTAAATGCATTGGTCAGTTGAGACTTAGAAGAAGGATCTTTGACCACAATTTCATCAGCATCTTCCTCTTTAGGATTCCAGTAAGTATAATAACTTTGCTTGGGAAGAGGAATCAGATACAGTTCTTTAAATCCACAGTTAGGAATTGCTGCACACTTCTGCTTCTCCCATTGCTTTTCGTATTGTTCCGTATTGATGTCATTGATATGGCACATGCTACGCACTTCAGATTTACCACAGAGACGGAATCCAAGCAGATTATAATCAACAATGTTGGAGATGTACTTCACAAACTCATTGGTCAGTGAGTAAGAATCGGTATTAATCTGACGGGAATAACGAGTCTTGGGATCACGAAGAACACAGACTTTATCATAATTAAGAGGTTGAGAATACTTTTCGTTCAAAACTTTAAGGAAAACATTGTATCCAGGCTGACATGCTTCACCGTCAGAGAGATAAATTACATTAACTTTCTGAACCTTCTCTTCACTTTTGAATTTTTCGACAACCTGAGGGGTGGTGACGATGGTTTCTACCAGAGGGGTGCCAGACAGAGAAACTTCAAAGTTATAACCATGGTTCTTACGGAAACCTTCACAATTCACATAGAAGTATTCCATCATGGTATCAAGAGTCTGAACATTCATTTTGGAAGAGAAGAATTCCAACAAACGGAAATTCTTATCAATATGCAAATCATTGAGTTTGTTTTCGCAAGGAATACCAGGGAAAACATGATCGTTATGCATAGCATCAGAGAAACCATACACACGGAAAGGAATAGCAACCTTCTTACAGAACCAGATTAGATCATACAGTTGCTTGACAGTATTCACCATACTGTTTGCCATCGAACCAGACCAGTCAAGATAGAACACAAGACCGTGATTTTTACCATCAGGAATGGTAGTCACTTTCTTGAATACATCATCACTGAACTTATAAGTGTGCAGTCGTGCAGTATCAAGAACACCAGTACGGGAAGTTGATGCACGGGCATACTGATCTGCTGCTTTCTTACACTCAAACTCCTTAACAAGATAGTTCACAGATTTGATACTATCTTTCTTGTACTCACGATACTTCTTCGTGCATTCCATTCGTGCATCTTGGAAACCAGCATGATCGGTATTGATATACTTGGTAAAACTTTCAAACAGAGTCTTGAAAGGAACAATTGTTTCATTCAAGTTGATCTGCGGAATATTAACGTAGAGATAATCCTTGGCACGTTTATCAACAAGATCTTTCTGTTTCTCAGCAAGAGCACGATAAGTTTCAGAAGTCATCTCATCAATACTATCACCTTTACCACCTTGCGGACCATTGGAAGATCCTCCAGTAGGTTGTTCATCACCACCTTCCTCATCACCAAAGTTCTCACCTTGATTTGCATTACCAGGCATTTCTTCTTCACTCTGCCCCTGACTCTGCCCTTCAGTCTGCCCCGATGTAGGACCATCTTGAACAGAAGCATTAGAAGGAACTTCAACTTGTTCCTGTTTCGTCATCTTCAGGAATTCAACCAGTTCCTTACCCAGTTGAACCACATCTTCAAACGATTCGGTATCAGCAGCACGATTAATCCACTGCATTTCATCACGTTCAAAATGGACGATGGTACGATTACCAATCACACCGATCTTGAAGTGAACATTGATACGGTCGATCAGTGCCATCTTGGAAAGATCTTTACCTTCCAGTTCAAAGAAGTTCTTCTTATCGAGTTCAGTATAACCATGGAAGAACGATTTAGCCAGACCAGGATACCGACGTTTCATGTGCTTCTCCACACGAACATCCTCCAGCACGTTCAGAATGTCCTGTGGGACCTCTAGTTGTGCCTCAGCATAGTCTAGAGGGGTGTAGAGTGCATGACCGACTTCATGACCCACCAGCATGTCATATACACTGCTGCTAACATCCTTCCAGATCGGCAGACACAGAACACGGTTCTCGATATCAAAGTAAGCAGTCTCTACAGCACGATGCTCAACATTCAGGTTCTCAGTTGCGAGCAGTTTGGCAAGAGTGCCTTTGACTTCGGTGTTGACCATCGGACCTCGTTTCGTATGTACCTATAGTAGGGCATAGCAAAGCAGGGGTCAAGGGGTTGACCGATAAGGATTGGTTATGAATGGAGAATAGGAGACTCGAACTCCTGACTTCCTGCTTGCAAAGCAGGCGCACTACCAACTGTGCTAATTCCCCAGATGGGTTAAGTGTGATATACCTCATCAGGATATAACAGGGACTTAACCTCTATCTATCCTTCCTCAACAATTTTGCTGAAGTCGGAAATCTTATCGAATCGAATGTTCTTCACAAACTTATCGGTAAGAATTTCACCCTTATGGGAGATTACGAACGTATTCGTAGAACTATCTAGGTTCTTAAGAATCTTCAGCAATTCTTCAGTTCCCGAAGTATCCAAGGAACTGTCGAATACTTCATCTAGAATTAGAAGATTAGTGCTAACGCTACTCTTCATTCTAGCAATCTCCCTCCAAGTGAAGAGAAGAGCCAAATCAATCTTTTGTTTTTCTCCTTCCGAAAACGATGCGTATGAAAACTCATCACGGTAGCGAGACTTAATGATCTCATCGAACTCCTCATCAAGAGTAAAGTTAACATAGAAATCCATGCTTGTCAAGTACTTATTAATAAGCTTGTTGATCACAGGGATGTACTTCTTAATGATCTGAGATTTAATTCCACTATCCTTAAGAAGATTTGAAATTACTTCATACTCAGTTTTCTGTCTAGAAACTTCTGCACAACGCTTTTCAATCTGAGAGAACTCTTCTTGAAAAACTTCCAACCTACCATGCATCTTTGCAATGTCAGGAGACTCACTAAGACGTTGAATTTCAGAATAGATCTTAGACATTGACTTCTCATTACGAGCAATCAAACTATTCTGGTGCATAAGTTCAGCATGGTTCCTCTTTAACTTATCTTTAAAATTCAACATAGCAGTATACTTCTTATCTAAAGTAATATGCCGAGACTCTAGTTTAAGTAAACCCTGTTCATATTCCTCAGTTATGGAAGTTAAATCGGAAATTTTCCGATCTTTGAATGTTTTCTCGATAAGTTGAGTACATGTGGGACAACTATCATTCCGTTGAAAAAATTCAAGATCTTTACATGCTGCAGAATTATTATGCTGAATTTTAAATTTCAACTCATTGATGTTTCTAATTTTATCGGAAACATCATCAAATTCAGTAATCTCAGTATGAATATCAATATTCTCAGTTTCTAGAATAGTGATGTATCTTTTGATTTCGAAGATCTCTTCCTCTAGAGCAGCAATCTCTTTATGCTTCAGATCGATTTCACCGCCATTCGCTATTTGCGAATTGCGAATATGCTCTTCCTGCATATGAACTTTACCTTCTGCAGTCTTGAGTTCATATCCACACTCTCGTTGCTGTTCAATAATTCCACGAATCCTATCCTTCAGAAGAATATTCATTGTAGAGAATATTTGAATATCAAGGATATCCTCAATAACTTCACGACGATATGCAGGAGTTAATTGCATAAAGGGAACAAAAGTAGATGATCCAAGAATGACCACCTGAGTAAAACTCTTGAAGTTCATCTTAAGAACTTGTTGCTCCAACCACTTTTGCTGATCTGTAGTTGCATCCACCTGGTCTACAAGTTTACTATCTCTATAGATTTCAAATTTGTTTGGTTTAATACCTCTATGAATTCTCCATACAATATTTCCAATCGTAAATTCAATTTCGACAACACACTCCTTTTCATTAATACTATTAACGAGTTGTGGTTTGTTGATCTTACGAAATGGTTTATTGAACAACACAAAACAAATGGCATCGAGAAGAGTTGACTTCCCAGCACCATTCGTTCCCTGAATCAAAGTCGAAGGACTTGTATCCAGTTCTATTTGTGTAAATTGATTTCCAGTAGAGAGAAAGTTCTTCCAGCGAATCGTGTTAAAAATAATCATTTGGGAGGAAATACAATATCATCAGATTCAACGTAGCAATAATTATACCCATATACAGAACAATTTTGCGCTACGGTTTCAGCATCAACTTCAGTTACTTCTAAGGAATCATCAAAATCCTCTGCTTCCAAAAGTCCATGATAACGTATAGCATCATCTTCATCTTCAAAGATTTGCACAGTTTTTAAACCGTCTTTATTTCTTACGGCATAAACACCACCATGTTTTTTTGAAATTAATACGTACATTAGACCTCACAAGCTTCTAGATACAGTGATCGTACAGTAGTCTTGATTGATTCTTTATTAGCACTAAACTCTACATCATCTATGTATTTGTCAAGCATGGTCATTGTATCTTCGGTTTCTACATCCTCAGATACTCCTTCAAACTCAACAGAAAGATCTTCGATGATTTTGAGATCTGCTACGCCAGCATCATACAGCATCTTAATTAGTTTGTCAAACTTGAGTTGATCCTGTTTATCCTCCACAATCACCTTAACATACTTACCAGCATACCCAGTTACATCCATCCATTCTGCAGAATCTCGATAGTAAATTTTCTCAAACAGCATGTATGGATTTTTATAAAATTTTAGATCTAATGTTTCAGTATCTAAAATATGAAATCCGCGAACTGCTTGATAATCGTTCCAGTATAACTGGTATGGGTTTCCAAGATAATGGATGTTACCTTTAGTTGACTTTGTATGAAAGTGCCCTGAAAGAACTTTTTCAAATTTTCCGAATGGTTCTGCAGATATTCCATGTTGCATCACAATACCAGGGACAGTCTCAAAACCAGTAAACTCAAGATGGCCCACGCAGAGAGATGAAGTAGATTGTTCCAAAAGTTCGTAAACTCTGGATCGATTATCATCACATATCCAAGGGATCCCAAGTACAGGCAGAGAACCAAGAAGGAATTCACCAGGGCCATCCATAATCGAAATGTTTGCATACTCTCCCAAGAGGAGAGATGGGGCATTAACTCGTAGAGTGTTTTTATAGTAGATGTCATGGTTTCCTACTAACATGGTCATTTTGACACCCATCTTTTCCAATGGGTCAAACCACATATCTTTCGCTGCCTCCAATGAATTGAAGTTCACTGATTTACGACGATCGAAAGTATCTCCCAAACAAAGTACATGTTCAATTTTAAACTTAACTATAAATGGAATTATTACATTATTGTAGAATTTTCTATAGTATTCAACATAGGTCAATGAATCATTACGAACACCGAAGTGCTGATCAGTAATAACGAGAACTTTCATAATCAATAACGATAGCTATACTCAATGTTAGATTTAATTTGACTATAAGAATTATTTAAATCATCTCCGTCTGATGTAAATACTTCCTCATATCCAGAACGTTCGATTAATTTATCCTTAATATCCATCTGTCTTTTTTCTTTTGCAATCCTTCTCAAGAAGGCATAGTAGACTATCTGTGTAAAATATGCAAAAGGATTGCTAGACTTTTCAGGATCAAAATTATCTACGTATTGAATGCAATTTTCAATACCATCACAAATCATATCATCTTTATACATGTAGTTAATAAAGTTAGGACGATATGAGAGGTGAGTTGCAATCTTCAAAAAACATTCGCCAATGTAATTATTGACTCTTGGTTTAGGAAGACCTTTATCTTTTGCTTTTGCAACACAAATTTTATATTCTATAAGAGCACGAAGGAACTCCTTATTGTCTAGATAGTGTTGCTTTTTCTTTTCGGCCATAAGGTTTTCTTATTTTCCGTTAGTATATCCTAAAAATTAATCCTTGTCAAGGTGTAACGTTTTACAACTATCTTGACAAGGATCTAAAAACTGTGTATAATGACTCTGTAAGGGTTCAAAGGTTACTTAGCTCTCTTTAAATATCTGTTCTAGTTTTTTTCTTGCTTCATCTACACTAGACACATATCCCATTTCATTATCTAATTCAACTTCATTTTCTTTAATGGCGTCTTCAACCGTTTGGTTGTCAGACGTTTTTTTAATGAATAAATTGTACATGTGAATCATTTCATCGCTAAGTCCACCGATGCTAATAATATCTTTTTCATGCAAGATAAAGAAATCTTCATCGGAGAATTGCATCCATTTATTCATAGCAACTCCTTTCACAGGTGTCTTTCCTGCTGTTTTTGTTATGACTTGTATCTCAACAGGATCAGTAACAAATAGTTGAGTACATCCCTCATCTTCTATAGCAAAACCTTTTCCAATGAGTTCTTCACCAGAAACAAGTTTTGCTATAAAATAAAACTCTTCATCATGTTTAATGTAACTAATCATAGGACTCTTTTAATCGAACTTCTATAATTTCATAATCAAATTTTTCTTCATTGTATATTTTAACTCTTTCAACTAAATGATTCAGTGTGAAGTTTTTCAGATTGTTGTTTGATATATCATCAGCAATATCATACAGAGTTGCTTGATTTTTATTCTCTCCTTTTCTGAGAATACGACCTATAGATTGAAGATTACGAACACGCGATTTAGAAGGTGATGCAAAAATAACGTTATGGAGATTGCGGATATTGATCCCAGTAGAAAAAGTTCCATAACTAGCAACAATAATCGCGTCTTTTTCTTGTTCACAGATTTGTCGAGCTGCCTCCCTCTCTTCTGTGTCTACACCACCGTGTATAAAAAATACCTTTCGGGTATCACCGACCTTACTATTTATG